CCTTGTGACCCATCAAGCAGATACGATCTGTGGTGGAGTTACCAGCACCAGTATCAGCATTGCTAGATGTAAACACAGGAATACCATACAGATTACCGATTTCACCAGTACGGATGGCATTACCATTGCCCACAAAAGCCTGTTCTGTGTAACGGGAAAGACCCATCAACGTATTGCGGCTTGAAGGAGGAATGATAAAGAAACGATTGTCCATAGGAGTGTCGTTGTCATCCAAACGCTGAATGGTTCTGCGAATAGCGGCATCAGTCAAAGCAGAAGCATTGGATGAAGAGCTATTGTAAGCAGTTGTACCATCGCCACCAATAAAGGCTTTGGTAGTAGCGGCAGATGTTGCGTAGTCATTAGTACCGATAGTAGCACCATTGAATGCACGACCCAATTGGATCAAATCAGTGTCTACTTGCTTGGCAAGCGCATAGCCCGCATCAGCAGTATAGAACTGGCGCAAGCTGTTCAAGGCTTGTGCTTCAACGATGTCCTCAATGAAACGTGAATATTCATAGTGCTTGTTAATCAAGACTTGAACTTCTGTCTCAGTATCGGCAATCAAAGTAACGGCAGTAGATGCCGCTTTAGCTGAAGCAGAACCACGAGTAGGGGCGGGAATGTGAATGGTGTCACCTTTCTTGCCCTTAAAGTTCATCTTCATAACGATGTTAGCCAGAACAAGATTCTTCTTGTAGGCGGCTACGATTTCATCAGACCAGATTTCTGGAATGAATTTGTCTGCGGTGGTTACTGTTACCGCTGGTGTTGGATATGCCATGATTAAATCTCCTAAAGTTTAACGAACCCGACCCTCTTGATAGGCTTGCATGATTTCATCACTTAAAGCGTCATATCGATTTGGGTCTTGCATTTTGAGCCGAATAAGGTCAGCCCTTCTGTATACTTTCTTTGATGATTCACCAGAACCACCTACATCAACACCTACAGCTCTTAAGTTCTGCTTGCGAGTTACCTCGCCATCATCACTCGTTTGCTTCTGTTTAACAGAACGTAGCTGTTTATAGGTAGATAGCAATTCATTGGCTGAGTCAAAATCATATCCAGAATCGGCTTGCTCAAAAATCCTAATGCGAACAGGGCTAGACTTCACCCAATTTGCAAAATCCTGATCTTTAGCTATTTCGCCAAAGTCGGGATGTTCTTGCGCTAACCTTTGCTGAATTTGCGCCCTTCTCATCTCTTGCGTTACTTGTCGTGCCGCTAAGATGTCAGGGTGATTATCAACAGTCCTTTGAACTGCCTTCTGTGGATTCTCAAAGAAATCTACTTCAGGCTCTTCCTGTCTAGTTTGTTGTCGTGAACCAAGGTTCTGTTTGATAAGTTCATCGGCTAACTTTCTGACTTCGCCTACTTCTTGTGCTTGCTTTCCAATGAGCTTTTCAGCCTCTTGGTGCATCTTCACAATCTCGTCTAAACTTTTATCCCTGTATTTATCAGGAAGTTCAGGCTTTTGCTCAATCTTCTGTTGCTCAATCTCTAACTCACCCAACTCTTCTTTGTCATCATCAACTAACATACTTTTTCCTTTTCCTGCCGTCAATCGGTTGTAGGAGATTCAACTCGGCATAATTGCTTATGAGTTGATTTTGCGTTCAGATTTCAACTTATCTAGATGGCTTTTCTCGAACCTTCCATGCGCTGATGGAAACGCTCCAGACCATCCTTCTAACTTAAAAGCTGGCGCAGATAGAATGCGATGAGATTCCTCAAAGCATTCACATACGAAACTTGTTAACTCATAATCAACAAATCTCTCAGTTTTGTGCCCGTTTTTACAGGCAAATTCATACATTCTTCTCATTTAAGTCCTCAAATGCTCTTTCGCTGACTTGTTTCAAGTTTTTCAGCCAAATTAGTATTGAATACTCACCTTTTCTGAATTGTAGACTTTTTTCGTCTGCAATTGTTGAGATATTATTTAAAGGTTCTATCATTTTGTCAACATCTTCCATTAAATCTATCCACCCTTGAGTGGACATCATGGAAAATCTCTCTTCGTAGTACTTCTGAAGTTCTGGATTCATTGTCTAGCCATCTGTTTTTCAACAATCTTAGCCTTATTCTGAATATCAGCTTCTTTAAGCATCAAATCAGCAATTTTGACTCGTTTATCAAACTCTCGTGAAGCCAAAGCGTCATCAGTTGGCAGGTTCTTGGTATTAGCCGCCATACTCTTTGCTTGCAACTCAATAGGCATCAATTGCGCTTCAGTCAATAACTTTTGCGCTTCAGCCTTATTCTGTTCTGCTTGCGTAGTTTGAACAGAAATCTGTGCTTGAGCCAGTTGCATAGCCATTTGTTGTTGCATCTGAGCCGCTTGTTGAGCCTGTGGATCAACTTGAGACATCTTGTCTAGCATCTCAATCAATTCAAATCTGTTTGACAGAGAAGAATTAGCCATGATGCCCTTCAAAATGATAGGCAAGACAGGTGTATTAGGGCCAAGAGTCTGCAAAAGCGCAATAAATTGTTGTTGCTCATGCTCTCTAGCAATGATACCTAAAGCAGCCGTAGGAATGAACTTCATGTCCACAGTAGGATAACGCTCTGGATCGAACTGCATATAGCGGTAGGCGGCTTTGGTGATGAAGGGGATCATAAAATCCTCTTGGAAGTTCACCAAGGTACGCTTGTATTTCTTGATAATTGAGGCAGTAGCCATCGAAATACCGCCCTGACCCGCATCTCTGGAGACAGCAGTAACCATTCCCTGTGAATCAAGAGTGCCTGTTGCCATCAAAAGCATACGCTCAAACTCTTTGGCAGTTGTCAGGTTAGAACCATCCGTATTGCCGAACTTGAACGGGAACAGAATCTCATTGGGATTGCCGTTTGTCAGGATTGCCTTTCCTGGCTTTACTTCAAACTTAGCACCCCTTGGAAGTCTTGTGGCATCCATAGCCATCATTGGGCTAGTTGTCAGGGCTAGTGAATCTAAGTGTGAACGCACTTGGGCATCAATAGCCTTTTGTGAGTTGTAAGCCTTCTCAACAGTGCCACGACCCAATAAGCGATTAGGAACTGTATCGTCCTGATAAGCAAGAATCGGTCTATCTTTCATCATGTATGGATTCTTTTCTGCTTTGAGAAGAACACCATCATTAGCGATAACGACAATAGCCTCAACCAGATCGGAATACTCATCCTGAATACTGTCTTCAGGGAATAAGTCCTCTACTTCAGAACCATCTTCTTCTACTTGGTCGAGATATTCTCTAGGAACTAAACCATAGTAAGTCAAAAGTTTAACTTTATCGTCTTCATACTGAGAAACCTCTTGTGTAGGCTCTAAGTCTGTATCCATCGAGTCAGTGCCGACTTTAACCTTTCGGTAGATGCCTTCTTCTTGACCTTTTACAATCTTGTGAATGGAGACATACTTTTCGATAGCCACGCCCATACAGTCATCAATAGATGTTCCATTTGGGTCAAACAAAAAGTTACGGGGGTTTACAGGAACAATCTTGACTGCAATGCGGTCTTGTTCTACCACTCCGATAGCGGCTTGTCCCATTTGACCAGGTATTGCCTGAGTAGCGGGGACAAAAACTTTCTCTGTTTTGACAACAATCTCACCGATACCCGTACCATAGATTTCAGCCAACAGTTCAATCTGGTCAATAGACTTGCGAATCTTATCGACTTTGAAGTCTTCCATCAGTTGTGCTTTGATGGCAGCAACATCTAGGGGACTACCATTGACATCACGAATATCGTCTTGAATGTCAAAGAACTCACCTTGACCAAAGATGGCCTCCATGATTTCGGCATGGCGTGTCTCTACAGCTTGTTGGGTAGCGGGAGTAACGATACGGCTACGCTCTGAGTCTCTGGTTTTGTCTTGGGCATCCCACTCACCATTGAAGATGCGCTCGTACTCTAGCCAATCATCAAGGCAATTGACATCTCTCCAATCCCTCCATCTATCACAATGGTTGACAACAAAGTTAACTATCTCTTTGTCTGAGTCGCTAGGTTCTTGGAATTCCATTCTTATAC